CTCCAAGTGAATACCAGCACATGCGGTGCGCAAGACTTTGCGCAATTGAATTCATCTCACTTGTGAAGCACGAACCCGAAATGTTCGACGCGCCCCGCATGTAATAGTCGCCCTTAATAGACAGGATACAATTCTTCATAGAAATTATCGTTTTGTAAGTATCCAAGGCAACATCTGCGTCGCCATGGGTAACAAACGATAGTGCGTACACGACAAGGGCTACGCCCTCAATCAACTCTCCAGAAAGGCTCTTGTCATACTTACAAAAGTCAAACTCATACACATTATCCAAGCCATTACGTGCTAACGACTCCACAATTTGGAGGTTTTCCGCTGATGTGATGTCGATACCGACCATGCACTCAAAAAGGGTGGGATACCTCCGGAGGAGACACCGTATGGGTCCTAAAAACCCTGTCGCATACGTGTTAAAACCCGCTGGTAACACGTTAAACGTTCGCGTACCAAACACGAGGTTTTTGTCCACCGTCATACCCTCATCTTTCAAAGACACAGCAGACACGGGTAATACATATTCGCCTGGAGAAGTCGGGGTGAACGCATCAACAGAGTCTAAAAACGCGCCAGTCGCATCAATATTCTCCCCGCGAACAATATGTGTGCTCTTCTTACGAAAGAAGGGAGCTCCCATAGATGTCTGCAGGTTCATGCCACCTATTGGGGTTCCGGGAACCCCACGAATCACGGCTCCTACATCCAAAGACGGCATATTAGTGTAATCAAGAGCCAAAGCACCCCGAATGTAGTCAGCCACGGCCATATACAACAAGTCTACACTCCACACTTTCGTGGACCCGACCTTAAGGTCCCGCTGGTACGGAGAGTCCCACATCCCGTCTACCATCGCACCTCTCATTACGGGTGGTACAAAGTGCGGGGATTTCCCACAATACTTCTCCTCTAGACCTCGGAATAAGTCCGCATAAATCGTTGGGCGAACCCGGGAGATTGGTCGAGCGACCGTTGGACGCGGAACTGCAGTACCAAGCACCCGCACATGGGTTACTCCCGCAGCAATCGCGCGACCAAGTTCAGACTTGTCTGGAAGTTCCTCAAAATGCGAAAACGTCCCCATCTGGAAGAGGGGGGTTGTCGCCGATAACGCTATGCAACCAACCTGGGATATAAGCGACTGGACTACAGTAACATACGTAACGTCCGCCATCGCCTTGCCCCCACCAGGAATCCTACCATAGTGCATCCCGACTATCCACCAAGCGTTCCCCACACGCCCCAGTACTGCACCCCCACAGTCTCCCAACTGGGTATCGGCAGTATAGGACACCACAACCTTATTCTGGGATGATATAACACGAGCGTCTCCGGTCTGGATACGCTTATCGCATGATAGGTAAACTGCCTCATCAAGTTGAGATAATGTAGCGTCGTAGGCTGGGCGCATCTTCATTAAAGGGGAAACGCACCCCACCAACCCATCGCATCGCACGACGGCGAGGTCACTACCCCCGCCTGCATACGCGACGATGGTGTTATTGCGGATGACGCGAACTTCATGCGTACCATCTACCACAGTGAACTCGTCACATTCATCAAGGTAATGCTTGTTGGTCAACAAAGTGTTCTGGCCAAGCTTCAACCCATACTGAGTTCCCTTGGTAGACCGCAACTTAACGGAAGCCAGACGGACAATATTCTCTAACTCCTGTTGAGTCCAAGTCGCTGGCTTGACGGGCACTCGCAATGTCGGTTGCTCTGCTACCCGGTAAAACGCGTGAGGCTCACGCATTTGATACTCCACACTATGCGCCTTCTGCCGCTTCAAATAAGCCATAAAAATAGCTGCTACGGCAGACACTACTGCGACGTTTCGAACCGTGACATAACTAGTCACTGTTTTACGGACGCGCTGGAGTGCTCTATACCGCGCTAAATCGGCTCGGACTGCTACAAAGTCTCCGTACGCGACCTCCAGCTGAGTCCTAGCCCTATGGAGGCAACTCAACACGGATCCGACGCACGCCAGTGCGCCTACCCATAGTACAAGGGCACTCAAGCTTACAGGTGTAATGTCACAGAGGGCGTCCCACACGGATCTAGTCGTGGGCGTTGCGTAGAACATCTGTGATTCTGCCACGCATACACACAAGCTCTGCGGTGCAAGACATACTTCACACGTCTTCCCATTAATGGTTGCAAGCAACGATTGCTGACGGATAACATGCTTATCGAAGTGCGCACAAATTGCGCGCATGGCTTGCCTCAAGTCCGTCACATCCTTTTGCACAATGTAATTTTCCCCGTCATAAACACTATACACGACATCCGCAACGTTCATCTCACCTGGGGGTATACGGGCAGGATCCAACCGCCCGTTGGAACAAAACTCAGCTTTGCCGGAAAAGTACACATTTATTGGCATCCGGCGCTTGAGTGGTGTAATGTCAGTGATATGACCCTGCGCCCCAAAATTCGGGCGGTTCGTCGACACTATGACTGCAACCGGGGCCACGCTGATCTGTCCCTTAAGCTCTATCGACGCTTGTTCTGGCTTCAAGGGGGTCACGTCGATAAGATTCATGAGGGCCATCGCATGATTGTCGTTAACATTCGATCCAAACTTGGGTGTAAGGTCGGCGTCATCCATACGGACGACGTTGTGGTTCACACAAAACCCGTCTTGAAAATTCACACCCATAGCGTACTTATACACCTCATCTGATGTACCCTTACCCCCGACTTTACGCGAAATGGTACTCGCAAGGGCGTCAACGAACACACTTTTCCCGACACCTGGTGGCCCCTCTAACACAATACCCAATGGTTGAAACCGCATACCGTTACACTCCGCTAAGACGGAGCGGAGTAAAGCTGCAATGCTACTTTGGGCAAAGTTCATTAGAGTCGTAACGTGCGAGTCCCCCTTCCAGAGCGAACGAATGCGTTGTGTAGCGGCATCCAACGCAATCACCTCATCGGCAAACTCTCCACTAGTTAGAACCCTAGTATAGTGCTTATGGATGACGCCCTTCTCCTTAAGCTTTGAAAACTGTATAGCCACCGTTGTGGAAAACGCTGTTGTCCGGAGGACAGAAGAATACTTACCCACACAGACGCATCTATCGTGTACCCCTACAGGGTCGGACCAAGGGTCAATAAGTGGCTCCAAAGAACCGGCGTCGTAGCAAATCTTGAACTTCTCAAACATAGTATACACAAGTGAGAAGAACGCCGCCCCAACCGTCATAGCTTGAGCATTGACTTTAGGGTTAAAGGGCAAACTCACCAGCCTCTCAAACCCTCTCTGAACTCCGGGGACATTGGAGAACACGTTTAACACGCCAATCGCCGTGATCAGCTTCCAAATCTGAGCTCCGAACTCAGTGCCTATGAGTGCCTGATAACTGCGCTCCAGGAAGCTACCCGACTGAAGGTCTACCTGGTCCACCAGGCGCTCCCTCAAGTACGCTATTATCCGCTGGCACGTGGGATCGCCCGTCCCATACAAAACACATGCGTTTAAAACGGATAGCCACCCCGTAGCATCGCGAAGCAACTGATAGAAAGCTGCTATTCGTATACACCACACAACCATGGGGCTATCGGCGGCAAGACCCAGTGCCAAAACACCTGCCTCGAGGCCCCACGCACCAAGGGTTTGACTGACATGAGCTATCCCGGATATCACACCTCCATCCCCTGGACACCCAGGCACACGCGCCGTTTCACTCGGTAGTAGATCGGGTGAGCTAGACCGCCACTCCCCACCCCCCCGCGGGGGTGGGGAAGTGAGCAGACACTGAACCATGTATTCATGAAAGCGTTTCCACTCGAGATTCCTATTAGAGAAAATTCGACCAGATACCACACTCCCGTCCGGGAGGTCGAACGCATAATCCCCCATATGAACATCGGTCGCGTCCAACCGAGCCCCAATCCGGGTAACAGCTGCGAAAGCCAGGCCATACGTCTTAACGTAGGAGCGTAACTTCCGCTCGAACGCCCCCGATAAACGTCCTACGCCATTAGTGACTGGCTCCGTAGCAACCACGGCTAATAACACTTCAGTGGAACCCTCACTGTCTGTGTCAGCTTTCTCCTCATCAGGAGAGTGGGGTCGGGGGCCTTGATACTCAATCACTATCTGAAGCCGTCCAGCTTGGACAGCGTCATGCAGAGCCCCTTGGAGGGCGGTATAATACACCCCCGAAACCAACGAATCAACCAGCCACTCCCTCAAAATGCGGTTCTTGCGCCAATCAAGCTGCTCTAGACTTTTAAGACTCGACACACACGCCCCAGCAACATAATACCTCACGCCACGCGGGAGCACCAAAAAATGCTCAACGCTCAATGGCGCGAGGCGGATATCGTGGTCAAACCTCGATGATACGACCAACACGGATACCGCGTCTAACGCCACGGCCAAAGCGGCACGGGTGCCACACCAACCAAAAGCTAAAGCTCGGGAGGCACCAGTGCCAACAAACCGCCGCGTCGGGCCCCCCCGCTGGAGGTGGTACGCCTCCGTGCTAAGCCAGCGACGAAACCGCGCGCTCGAGTACGTAGACACCGTAGGCTTGCTCTCCTTATAGTCGTGAGGCGTCACCCACCAAGTCGAGGATTCATCACCCTTGACAAACACTGACCGGGGTGCAGTCGCAACGAAATGTACGCGAGCTCGCGTTTTCGGGACGAATCGGCGTGATGCTGGCTTCTCATCAGCATCCCTCGGTATTCGAATAGACGTCAACGCCCTACCGTCTGCCTTCGCACGAACTATACTGCGGATAAGCTGCCGCAACCGCCACGATGTATAATCGCCCTGACCGGTATGTCCCTCATGGAACTCTTTCCACACTGTAGAGTACACGAAGTTCAGGTCCACCCCCGCCCTTGCCGTTAGGCGTAGGAAATAACCATTCCACCCAATCCGGGCTAAGATATCCACTTGTGGCTCCCAGCCTTGGGTATCTGGAATATCCCCATTCTCATAAACCGCCAATGAGAATGGCGTCCACTCACTCTGCTCCGAGTGATCACGCACACCCACACACTGCGCACAGCCCGAGGGACTTGCCCTAGGGGTTGGGACTCGCACGTCCCCGACATCCACACAGCACCTCCCCACTCTAGGGGATACATTCAATTTCTCCAAGGAGTATTGCACCTTGGTATCCGCAACGTATTGCGGATGTCTAACGGCTGGTTCCACCGCTGAGGGGCTAGAGACAGGAACAAGATCCTGCCCCCCTTCACCTACTTTCGTGCTCGCTGAGCTTTGCCTGTTGTAAATCTTGATGAAATAAACGAGAGGTGCTTGTTTTTGGAAACAAGCTAAAAACCAGAAGAAGAAAAACTAACAAAAGTTAGACCGATGTCGGTTTTAAAAAGAGCTGAAAAGCGCCCACAAACGTGGGGTGAAATGAACCATCATTTCGGTTATAGTAACGAACATCAGTTCGAAAGGCCATAAAGCCTTTTCAGAGATTGAACAGTGCGGAGATTGAAAAACCCATCTGGAAAAGCGCCGATGTAAAAGAGCGCTTATTTTAGACCAAGAAACTGAAGAGATGTTGGACACGACTATACCACTTCGACAACTAGAATTACCGACACGTCAGCGGGTCGGGTGCTGGCTAGGCACTTAATTACTAGCAACTACATAATAAGTCGATTCGACGAAGGGGGGGG